CGCGGACTTAAGCCGTAGGGCTTCCGCCTCAGCTTGTTCATCAACGCCGTAAGCATTGGCGATGTAACCAAGTGCGATGTCGTGATTTTGTTCGTCTTTGACGTTGGATACCAATACCTCCCGTGCGAGGCTTGGTACTTCAGAGGCCAGAGCATCACTAATAAAATCTCCCACAGGTAGTTCCATATGCCGCAAAGCAAGGGCACGGTGGATTGCTTTTTCCGCACCCTCCTTGCATGTACCAGCAGTTGTCTGTACTGGTGTCCATTTTCTTTTTCGATTGAGAAGTTTTTCGTAAGGATTCATTCTTGACAGTCACATTGAGGTTCCAGCTCACCATCGTTGAATAGGGATGCAAGATAATCATCAACCTCAGCCTCATCAAGAGCAGCATAAGCATCAGTCTTATCTTGTACATCGCCCATCACTTGGAGCGAGTAATACAGAGAAGTCTGGGGCGATTCAAGCCACTCTTCAATAAATGCTTCGTCATACGTGACCACATCGGACCACGAATTGAAGCTGTAACCGTGAAGAAGTCCAGTCTCATTAAGTAGAGTCATGATGCCATCGGCAACACGCTTGTAGGCTTCCCAGCCCACTTGAGAGGCGATCTCTACGTCGCCATAGTTATAGGTTTGTACACCGAACGTACCGCTATCACGGTCAACCGTCCGGCTGATAGGTGGTGCAATCTCAGGAGTGGCAGTGAAGCCATCCAGGTCTTTGCTGCGATAGCTGCAGCTGGCTGTAGGTGCAATTGCAAACGCACGCACCATGTTGTTTCTACGAGCAACACCCGCAGCAAGTTCAACACCAGAAGCGATCTGTGATACAAGCTCAAAGGCAGGGGATCGAATGATCTCACCGTTGTTGTATTGCTCTAGAGCGCGTCCAAATTGTTCGTAAGTTACGCCGTACCGCCGTAGGAGATTTGCCAGTCCGAGCATGCCGAGTCCGACTTGTCGGTCTGTGTCGCTTGGGAGATATTCCCCTGAATCGCCAACACCAGTTCGACCGTGGAGGGTGCACAACTCCTGCATACCTTCAGAGAAAGCTCGCGGGATGTCGTCGAATTCACAGGAACCCAAGTTGACATGTTGCAACAGGCACGTTCCACGTGAGGGCAGGTATACCTCCAGGCAAACGTTGCCTCGGATTCGTTTTCCTTCATTGTCATACTTTACTTTGTTGAGCCAAATGTCACCCGATTTGATTCCGTAGAGGAGATCCTCCTTAAACGAACACCCCTCCCACCATTCGGGGGTGATGTTGATGCATCGTTTGACCCACGGTAGTTCGGTTCTAGGAGTAAGAATAAAGTCGCGAGCATCAGGGTGGGATAAATCAAGATGGCAAACAATCGCACCGTTACGATAAGTGCCTCCACGCCGTAGAATTTCATTTAGCGTTGAATAGATTTTTGCAAACGAGACTGGACCTGAGGCAATGAGTTTGTCATTTCCTTTAATTGACTCCGTTCCTTTGGGTCGCAGTTTCGACAGGTGAATCGCGCAGCCTGCTCCATTTCGTAGAGCATGGCTAGCAAATTTCCAGCTTGCTTCAATTCCATTTAGACCCTCCATTGAGTCTTCAACAGTGAATACCGTGCACGACACCGGCAGTCTGGACGTTGGATTATCCATCCAAGATTGGACACGTCCCGTGCGAGAAATATATGATGTGGTCATGGATTAACTAGATCGTTCAAAATAGGTGGTTGATAGTTAGGTCCTTTCAGAACCTTGCCGTCTACACGGCGGATAGGCTTACCATCTAAGCCAAGTTTTGACATGTTTGATTTATGGACACGATCAAGTGCTTCCTCTAGATCCCATTCCATATTTTCAGCGTATTGAAAACAAACATAAACAAGATCTGCAAGCTCTTTCAGTTCATTCTCGTAAGGTTCGTTGTAGAATGCACTACGGAATTCTTGGTATTCCTCATCGATCAAAGTCAGTTGCATAGTCCGGTTGTCCGAACTGTTCTGAATCCCGTACGCTGAGCGGAACTGTATTGCTTGATCGCTCAGACTGTTCGAGGTGCAATGTTGTGTGGTGGAGTTCATTTTCAAGATAATGGATAGCCTTTTTAAGGTCTTCAATCTCTGTGTGAATACTTTTGAAACCGGCTCGGCAAATATATTTAATAGCATTGCCACGGTGATAACCTAGACCCTGATCTCTAATGAAGTCCCAGACTTCTATTTGACCTCGGGTGTAGTGGAGGGGTGATTGGGCCACTTTGATACAAGATTAGATACGGTGTTAGCAAGGCAGAAGTTCTGCTTTTGCAAAGCAAGAAAGATAGTGATGATGTCTTTCTTATCTGCTTCGGGGAGAAGATCCTCAAGCCTGCGTAGCTTGAAGCTCTGCTCCATCGTTAGTTCTGTCACTGGCATCGGTAGGACACCAGGGGATGACTTGTCCGTCATATTCTTTGTTGGTAAGGATCTTTGCCAGTCGTGCATTCATTAGTGCAACGTCTTCATCCAGATCTTTATCAGCAAAGGCTTTAACAACTGTGTCCCACGTGTAACCGTGCTCTTCAAACAATGCAACAGCACGCTTGATGCCGATACCAGGAACACCGCTGTAACCATCTGTTTGGTCACCAGCTAGTGTCTGAATGTAGTGCCACTTCTCACCTTCTTCAGGCGTGATTGTGAACATCTCGTCCATGTTGTAGAGACGACCGGGGATTTGTTTCATGTCCTTGTCAGGACTAACGATTACATTGCCAGGGTGTTCAGTGGCATAGATACCCATGGCATCATCGGCTTCAAGCTCAGGCATACGAATAACTTCGTACATATCGCTGAGTGCTGAAATGACCCGACGATATCCGCAGGGCTTCTTTCTATTTCGATGACCCTTGTAATCGGGGTAAATTTTTTTCCGAAAATTCTTGGAGTCACTAAAGAACAGCACCATTTCAGGTGTGTCCCACAGGAACTGTTGTTTGATTTTCGATAGGTCTTTCTGGACGTTATTCATCGCCTCAGAAAACTTGCTGACGACCATGATGACATCGTCACCCCAGTCAATATCCGTCTCAGCACCAGCACAAGACTTATAGACGATATAGTCAGCGTCAACTAATAGTTTCATTAGTGGACCTCCGACCAGTCTTTTCCTTGCTTGGCTTCAGCTTCGATGGGGACTCGTAAGTTGTAGTACTCGCCAGCCGCTGCAGCGCTATATACCAAGGATGTTGATAGGTCGTTTGCGTGGTCAGGGTGGCATTCAAATTGCAATTCGTCATGTATAAATGCGAGCTGTGCAGCGCACAAACCCGTCTGTTTAATTGTGTCGTCGTTGATAACCATCCACCGCTTCGCGACTACACCGGCTCCTGACTGGAGCAGGTAGTTCAAAGATTTGTGTGGACTATCAACCTTTATTTTGCGTCCATCTATAGACCGGATAAAGCCCTTCTTAGACGCCTCTTTAATTGCCTCAAGTAGTTCCGACAGTCCATCAATAGCAGATACAAACGCTTCCCTGATTTCCTTACCTTTAGTCTTAGCGGTACGGTCATTTAAGGAAGAGTCATAGGAATGACCGATTTTGGCGTCTCCGGCACCATAGATGAAGGCATAGGTAATTGTTTTGATTTGCCGCCTAGAAACTCCAACCCGGTCAGCATTCTGTTGATGGATGTCGCCGTTGAGGAGAGTGTCGGCAAAAGAGTTAGACCACCGGCCAAGATAGTGACCAAGCATCCTAAGTTCAATACCTGCAAGATCAGCACCCACCATAATTTGGCCTGGAGATGCTTTGAATAGTTTTCTGAATTCATGTTCACTTGGAGTTTGCCCCAGGTTTGGTTTACGGTGCGCACATCTGTGCGTATTTGTTGCAACTGAACAGTGGTGATGTATTCGATCAGCACTCGTACATAGCTTCAGCCATGCGTTCGTGCCTTCCGAGATCATCCCCAATTTCTTCGTAATATCGAGACACTTCAAGAAATCCATCGCAGTCGGTGTCCCAATATCCTTGAGAATCACTTCGTCGATGATGGGCTTCCCAGTAGGTGTCATCTGGGTTGGAGTCCAACCATGAAATGTTTGCAGGATCCATGAAATATGGTCGCGAGAGGTAGGGTTTAACTCTTTCAGTCTGGTGAATGTACATCCGTCAACGTATCCAGAGGTTTTGTTATTTCGTTTAGGAGTGAACTCTGATCCTTGGACGAAAGGATGCCTGTTGCGTAGTATTTCACAAGTTTGTTCAAGCTCTTTTCTGAGAGAAGATGCAAGTTTCCATGCAGCCGTTGAGTCAAAACTCCATCCATGTAACTCCTGTTGTGTGAGTATTTGTGCAACCTTGTGCTCTAGAGCGACCCAGTCAGGTAGGGGTGGAAGTGATCGCATAATTTGGTTGTTACTTTTACATCTTGTATGCAGTAGTCCTGCATTTCTTGGGACCACTCTTGCCAATCGGTGTCTTTACCAAATGAGCCTTTGTACTCTCCTACTCGGTAACCGTATGACTCAAGTGAATGCCTCCCATAAAGCTGAGATGGCATACGTTTCCACTTGTGTTTCAGATCTCTTTCCAACATATCGTTGTGATACAACCTTGACAAAAGCAAGGTATCTACAACCAGGGCAGATGGCTCAAACCACGGGTAGATTTTTTGAAGGACAGGTATGTCATAACCGATGACATTATGTCCGCAGATAATTTCTGCCTCCTGGAGGAGTTGAACACCCCTGACAATTGGCTCCTGATCCCCCTCGTCGTTGTAAACAAGGGTTTGGTTAGTGTCCGAGTCATGAATGACCAGACAGTGAATGCGGGTAACATCATCGTATAGACCGTCAGTCTCTAGATCGAATACGAGCATTTTTCCAGTGGTAAGTTTTGTCTACAAATTGAGCACGCTTTACCATCTCAGGCGTGGGAGGATTTGGTTTAGAAATCTGTTGTTGGATCGAATTCTTCGTCTGGTTCAGTTTCATTGAATTTGCAGGTGTCTAAGTCGTAAGTCAGTTGTGTTGCGATGCCAACTTCGCCTGAATATCGATTTTTAAGGACTCGCACAGTCGTAGAGCCTCGTTCAGGTCCACTCTGCTGATCTCGTTCCAGCGCAATAACGCCGTCGCTGAGCTGAGCGATAGCAGCAGATCCGCGGAGCTGTCCAAGCGTGACCCTAGCTCCCTCTTCATGGTTGACATCAGATGTTGTTCTCCGTAAATGTGAAACTAGAAAGAGAGATATGCCTGTCCGTTCAACCAATGACCTCAACTTAGTCATGGTTTTGTCGATCATTTGCCGTTCATCGCCGTCAAGGCCAGACAGCAAGATAGACAGGTGATCAAGGAAGACAACACGGGTCTCAAGACCGGATGCCATATATTCGATCCGTTCGTAAATGTGATCCGGGTCGTATGACCCGAAGCCATCAAATAGGTGTAGATTCCATTTGTTGATAGTTTTGTCGAACGCATCAACTAGCTCAGATCGGTCGTGCTCTCCGAGGTGGAGACTTTTTCCAACTGCTGCGGACATAAGTCCGAGAGCTGTACGACGATTTGATTCTTCAAGTGCCAGGTAACCGACCCGTTCTCCTTTGTTAAGAAGGTGAGCGCATAAGTCCCGACAGAAGGAGGATTTTCCAGCGCCAGAGCCTGCAGTAATCGTGACAAGCTCTCCGTACCGGATCCCGTGCAGCTTTCTTTGAAGTCCTTGAAAGGGGTACTCATGATCTGATGGAGGTGTTGGTGTAGTGATTAGGTCAAGTAAGTTTTTGGCATCAACGATGCCGTCAGGCTTGTATTGAGTGTGTGCATAGTTGCAAACAGCTCGTACAGCTTCACTGTCACCAGCCTGTAAAGCCTCTGAGGCGTCTTTGTAATCGTCTAGAAAGCCGATGTAAACCTTGCCGGGTGGTAACACACCAGCGGCTTCATTTGCAGCCTTCTGACCGGCTTCGTCGTTATCAAAGAATAGGACTACTTTGTCGTAGTAGTTGATCCATTCATAGTTATTTTGGATCGCTTTTTTGGCAGCAGGCGCACCATTCGGAATAGAAACCACATCCCAATTGGGTTGCGCTTCCCAGACACTCATGGCATCCATCTCGCCTTCAACGATGACAAGTTTCTTTTGCTTAGAAGTCGTCTTGTGTTTGAAGAGGTTCATCCCAAATAGGGTTTTGACCTCTCCTTCACATTTGAACTGTTTGTCTGTTGATCTTACTTTTGCTCCGACAAGCGTTCCAGCGCTGTCGTAATAATAGTGGCGTAGGACCTTTCCATCTTTGTATGTTTTGAAGAGTTCAGCTGTCTTTTCAGAGATTCCTCGTGATTGCAACCTTCCGGCTGATCCTTGTAATCGTACATTTGACACGCGATGATTGTGAATAACGTCATTGTCGCCATGCGAATAGGCATGACATCTAAAACAAAAAGTGGAGCCATCAGAGTACAAACTGTTCGCATCTGATGACCCGCACTGGTCGCAAGGCATGTGCCTTACAAATTCTGTGTCGCTCATGTGAGCCATTCAATGGGGATAGTCGCGAAGGACGCCCATTTAATGCCGTGGCGTTCACACCACTTGGCATAGGTAGTCTTCGATTTTTTAGAGATAGTGTTGTAGGGTGCCTGAAAGACCATACGAAGATCAATGTCAGGGTTTTGTTCGATGACTGACTTGACCTTCTTACGATCCGCACTGTCCCAGTAACCCTTACACTCAAGCCAAACTCCATTCGGAAGAATGAAGTCTGGTGTGTATGAGTGTTGGATTACATAGGGAACCTTTGTACTTTCATATTCGTATTTGACACCCAGCTCGACGAGAAGATCAGCGACCTTCTCCTCAAGACCGGATCGGAAAGCCATACGCATGTGGATAGGTCAGTCAGAAGTCTTCTTCAGGCTCACCTGCATCGTTCTGGACGTTGGGCTCATTTGCTTTGTAACCCTTGGTCGTGCCGAACAGAGCAGCCACGTCCGTGTCTTCCATATCTCCAACATCAACGCCAGCGGCGGATGAAAGGGACACAATCTGTACGCCAACCAACTTCAGGCTGGTGCCATACGTGACACCGTCCTTGAGGATGTAAGGCTTTTGGTAAAAAGCGATCTTCACCTTACTACCGCTAAACAGTGGGATGCTTTCGTCAGTGATTTCAGTGCCCTCAGTGTCAACGATGCCAGGCTTAGCAGCATCATTCCAAGAGAACTTCACTTTGTACTTACCTTCAGACACCTCTTCCCAAGGCTCAGGCTTGAGAACAGAACGCTTCGGGTTCTTCAGTTTAGACTCAGCCCACTTGAGATTATCAGGACGCTCAGTTTCCAGCTGGTCAGCCATATCCTGATCGATAATTGCAGAAAGGCTAAAGCCATACTTGCTTGGTTTCATTACAGCTTGATATCCCTCAAGGACAACAGGCTCTTCAGTTTTATAGATGGTACGTGCCATTAACAGAAAAAATAAGTAGATTCAATAACCGATGCGGGTTCTAGTGTGTTACACATCGGTGGTTCAGTCTCTGCTCCAATACATTGGGCAAAGGTAGTTAAGTAGTTATGCTCCGCAAAGAGGTGCATGTATGTCTCACGAACAATGGCTGATAAAACAGACATGTCAGTAGCACGACAAAGAACCGAGTCGTGTATGAGGGATATCGGAGCGTCGAAGCGTAATGCAGATAGGTGTAAAAGGGATGCATCAAGTGAATGAATTAGATTCGGTGCGGTTGCATTTTTGTGGTGTGACTTATCAACTTTGTCATCATCTTCTGTAGCGATTCTGATGTGACACCTGCCTAGAAGTTGAAGCTCAATCTCTTGAACCTTTTTCTTCATCAGCTTTTGTGTGACGACAAACCCAGAAGGTGTGACCCACTGAAGTTCTGTAGCACCACGATCAATGGCCGCGGCCACCTCTGATTCAATCCACCTCATAACCTGCATCGGACCAGGAACAATGACGTTCATGGCATCTCGCACTGCTTTAACAGTTGCAGTCAGGTCATCCTTTTCAACCTCAACACCCTTTTCCAACAACGCTTCACGGATGTAACCCCTGTTGCTGTAAGGCTTTGCGTTGTAAGGCACCGTCATCACGGTCCTTTTGGTCGTTTTCCTGTCCATGTACGGACGGATACACTCAGGTACATGTGGTTTAGCTTCTTCAGCTATCACCTTGTATGCGTCCTGAGGTTTATCACTCGGAAGAACATTTACCAACCGAGCCGTAGATGCATCTCTTGCTAGTCCAGCAAGTATCTGCAAACCACTACATGTAGCGTCTACGGCAACAGGTAGTGAAGTATGAGTGCGATCACATTTGATAACACAGTGATAGTACTCATCACATGCGGCAAGGAAAGTCCAAGGCTCTTCAGCACCTTCCCATTCAGGTCGATTACTAATTGGATCTTCTGCTATTCGTGAAATAAGGTTGTGATTTTTGGCTACCCAATCAAGACGATCAGACATTGTGTCCTTGTCTTTGCCGTATGTTGTTGCGACTTGAAAGGCAAGCCACTGCTCAGCTTCAGGAGTCATGAATGACTGCTCATAAAACTTGAGTAGTGACTTACCAAAGTCTGTATCTTGTGGTGTCAAAAAGGCAGGGATTGGGTAAGCCCTACCTCTGTAGTCAAAGCTCCAAGGTATAAAGAATTTCTCTTTGTCCTTGAATACTTTCACTGCGTTCATGGTCATCCTTGTACGACATGACCGTTGAAACGCTTGTGCATTTGTGTTGTGTACCTCCGCAGCCTTGCGGTTGTAGTCATGCCGAGCTTTTTTGTTCTCAGCAATGTCGTAAGGCTTAGGTGGTAGAGGTAACTCCACGATAGGGATGAACTTTCCTACCTGTATCCCTCGTTCAAGTAGTGTCTCTGCGACACCGACGATGAACGGGTTCAACGTGTAGCCAACCTTCTGGATCTTGTTCAGAAAATTGATTGGTGTTTCTCCCTGTATACACCGGGGATCAGCACGCCGAACCATGTCATACCCACGCATGACTTCGTTCAGCAGGTATCCGCCTTGCCGTTCGTTGGTCCAGTCGTTCGGTTCGATCAGCATTGGCCAAGCCAACGGACTGAACAGCTCAGCAGTAGCCATCACTTCTTCCTTAATGGACAGGAAGTGCGTGCTTGGGATGATGTAGTTGTGACGCTTGCGTCCCTCTTGCCTCATCTCACGGGTAAACCACCCGCTTGCTTCGATGATGCAGTCAATGAGCCAACTGCCAAGCTTGATTCGGTTGGCTCGACCCCAGCACTCCCAGTGTGGTACGTCGTAGCGGTTCATCAGCGTCGTGATGACCTTGACCTTTTGATGCGTACCGATGGACCGGTGGAAGTAGTTTTCCTTCAGCGTGTGTAGGAGACCCGGCACTTTGCGTTCGTAGTGCCGCATCATGCACTCGTTTTCGACCGCCTGCCCTATCGCTTCCGTGACGCTTTGGACTTGGTTGGCTTTGGGTTTGTTGCTGAACACCTTGTCAAAGGTGACCTTGCAAGCGATGGCAGCCGCAGCTTCAGGTTCAATGTCGGACAGGTACTTTTGGATTTCAACAAAGGAACGTCCATTTTTTCCTTTCTTTATCCGTTCAAGAGCAGTTTCCTGAATACGTCCGACCACAAGAGGCAGAAGCTGCTCAATAGAAGCCACGCCATACACACTTGCAGACGCATACTCTTTGTCCTCTAGTTTTCTTTGGTTGTCGTGTAGTTGCTTGAGTCCTTGGCGTATTTGCTCACGCTCAAGCTCCACTTGCTCGTGGATCTCTGCCTTAGTTGCCAATAAGAATGCGCGTTAGATCCGGTATTTAGATCTATACCGGAGTGGATCGATGATTGTGAAAGAAAGGTCAGGCGTCTCAACCCGACCTATCCACATGCGTATTTTAGACGCTCAGGAACCTGAAACTAGCGCGTCTACCAATTCCGCCACATCCGCGTGGGGATTCCAGCGATGAGACTCGCTGAGAACGTCGGCGTTCCGACCGAGAAAAGGTAGCACAGCGCACCCGGTAGACACGCTTAGATCGCAGCCATAGCCTCGTTTAAGGCTGAGTCCGTGGTCTTTGCGTAGCGAAGGGTGGTCTCGATTCGCTTGTGTCCCATGAGCGTCATCAGTGTTCGCATGGGTGTCCCTGCCTCTGCATGCCACGTGGCAAATGAATGCCTCAGGCTGTGAAAGACAAGGGAAGGATCCAAGCCTGCGTACTTACGTACTCGCTTGAACGACCTGAGCAATTGGTCCTTGTCATTCCATTCATCCCCGAACACCCTCACGTTGGGTGAGAGGTACTCAAGACGCTCAGAGAGCAGCCCAGATATACGTTCGTGGACAGGAATGGCACGGTAGTTGCCAGGTTTGGTGCGTTGATCAGGGCGACCACCGACATGAATCAGACCTGCGCCCAGGTCAATGTCACGTGCCTTGATCTTCAGCAGCTCACCCTGTCGCATGCCTGTGTAGGCAGCCATGGCAACAATGTCTGCCACGTCCTTGCGATCGAACGGGTCAATCGCTGCGTGGATGAGCTGATCAACCTCAGCTTTGGAGAACCAAGTGAGGCGTACTTCATCCTCCTTACGTTTTGTGAACGTCGGAGGTTTGTTGCACAACTCACGCCGATGGCAGTGGTTGAGCACAGTGGACACAGCAGACGTAACACGGTTGATCGTGGCGTCTGACTTGCCTTCCTCCTCAAGCTCAACACCAATGTCCTCCATGATGGTGACGTTGATGCGATTGCAAGGGAAGCTGAGTCCTTGGAGTCGGGTGAAGTGACCGCAGTTGATGATCGCTGGCTTGCGACCAGATCCGTTACGCCACGTTGGACGTGTTCGCAACGTTGTTTCTACGGCTTCACCCCAGGTGAATTGTTTAGCCATAAATGATGGATTTCATTTGCTTGGCAAGTTGCTTGCCTTTAGGTGTGAGGCGAAGTCTTTGTCGCCTTCCGTCTTGCTCCTTTGTGATGAGCCCTAAGCCTTTGTGCTTGACACCCATCCGCCCATCACTCAGCCAATCTGTGTTGCGGCTGGATGATGCGGTCGTGAAGTTCAGCTCCTGTTCCAACGCTTGCTTGTGACAGCCGTCGTGTGAGGCGATGTACAGGAAGGTGCTGACCAGTTGACCGGGGATCTCTCGATCAAGCAGACGCAGCATGTCAAAGGCTTGATGAACCTTGTCTAGGCGTGCGTCCGTGCACTGAATTGCGAGTGGATCGGGCATGCCAAGGGCGTGTACCCGACAACTCTAGGCGTAATCTACCGATGTGGATAGATATATCCAAAAAGGATTCCTTATCAATGGTCACGTAAAGATCAGGCAGGTGGATCATTGGTCTGGTTGAGTTCCTCGATTAAAAGTTCTTTTAGACGATAAGCGTTACTACCTACGGGATAGTTGCCAGACAAGAACATCGTTTGTATTTGGTTATCCGTTCTTACACGTTCGGCAAAATCCTCTTGAATCATTTTGTACACATAATCAGAAACGGTTACGCCCTTAAGTGCACATGCACTTTTGAGTAAGGCATGGCATGGCTCTTGCATGTTGAAGTTGACTCGTTTTTGATTCATCTAGGTGACCAATAACACCCTATCCTAGTAAGAACTGTTCTCGTCCGCGACCTGTTCACGCAGCAGTTGGATCAATTCCTCACGGTGCTCATGCATTTCGATCTCATGCATCAGCGTGTCAAGTCGAAAGTTAAATGTAGCTTTACTCATCGTCGTCAATGCGGTTGTTTGGGTGTACGTGGTGAATGGCTTCGTGGGTGCAGACAACGAACTCATACATTTCGTTTGCCATTAATTTGCGCACCTTGTTTTCAGCCGCATGCTTACGTTTGTAAACATGCTCTTTGACTTTCTTTGTTTTGAGGTTTGTTGTGCGGATTAGACAGGACACATCAGCTGGTAGTTCCCATCCGGCAACCTTCCATTCCATGACCTCAATAAATGGATGAGGTTCAAATGCTTCTGAAGGTGCGTCCTTGAATAGCTTCCAATTGTTTGGGAAGTATGGTTTCTTACCATTCATCGGTGAGTCTCACATCTACTAGTTTGAGTGACCTATCTTCGGCCAATTCCAAGGCATGCCATGCTGCTTCCTCAGAGTTTCGAGCGAGGATATAGATAGTTTCCCCACTAGATAGCGTCACGTTGTACTCACGCAGCCGTGATGATTGTGAAAGATCAGGGTGTGTCCTTGGTTGTTGGTTTTCTTCGTCGTGCTGCACGTGGCTTTGGAGGATCGGGTTGTGGTTTAGTGTTAAAGCAATCTTTCTTGATCAACTCCTTATAGATAGGAGTCCACTTGTGTTCAGGAAAGTAATGCAACCAACATGCGATTGCATTCTTGATGAAGTAAGTATCATCGAGAGATTTTGCGTTCATACCTGTTAACTACTTTGTTTGCGCGTGAGTACACCGAGAGCGTGGCAAGTAAGCCAACGCACCCGATGACTGCAAGGATGATGTTTGTTTCACTCATATTCACCATCTAGTTTGGAAAGAAAATCGTAGAAGTCAGATGTCCACATGTCACATGCAAGGTTGAGTGCGAACAGGTGCCACTGATGTGGCGGTATGTTGTTGTGAATAATCATTTAGATTCCTCCGTTGTGTCTGTGTCCTTGGTGTTGTCATCAACAAACGATTGCAATGCAGCAATCATTTCTTTGGCTGACTCAATGTGATGTGGCTTAGTGCTCAGTTCATGGAAGACTGAATACTCACGCTTACAAGCGAGAGCATTGCGGCACATCATGAACATCTTGTCTGCGTTCACACCGTTGACAGTTACACCTGACTCGCTGCTGCATTCAGTGATGTGAATACCATCACAGTGAATGGACCACATGGCATGTGCGTCCTTGATGTAGAACTCATACGTAATGTCTGGTGCATTCATGTTGTTAGATAGCCGCGCTCATTGCGTCGGCAATAGGTACAGGCAGGCATCGCACCTGCCATGGGAGCTATTACTCACATACCTGTGTGGATAGGTCAAGCAAGAGTCAAGGTCTCATGTTCGAGAACACGCTCAGCGCAGTAGTTCTCAACCACAAACCAGACAGCTTTCTCTTTGAGTTCTTGGAATGAGTAGTACTCAGGATCAGATACAAGGTCGTGAAGTTTCACGTCCATGTAATCAAGAACATCTTCGATGTCAGTCTCATGCTCATTGAAGAACTCACAGAGTTCAGTTGAGTAGATGAAATCCGAGACACCAGCAGCGCAGCCATACTTGGCTACGTCCATGATCTCGGCCATGTCATCGAAGCGACGATCGAGTGCGTCGTTGAGTGCAGTCATGTGTGTATACAGAAGTGGACAAGTGACACACGAGGTGTCATGCCTGGGCGAGGGTTCGCACCCCGCCTCTCGCTTGTACGAATCAGGCAGCAACGATCGGCAGATCGCTGGCATACAAAGCGTTCAAGCATGTGACATCACCGATGGTGCGTGTCTTGCTGTTGAACGGCAGCAGGTTGTCGTTGACCCAGAACCCAAGGCTCATGTTTGGATTGAGCAACAGGTTCAGGATGGCACGACGAGATACACAAGTGTATTCGTAGATGTTGCCTTTGCGGTACGCAACCTGAACAACAGCACGCAGAGGGTCGACGACCATGCGCTCAACGCAGTCAGATGTACGGCAAGGAATGTTGATGAACATGTAGTGATAGCAAGTGAAATGGATGCGTCCTTGGTGACGCAATGACTGGTCAGGGACTCGAACCCTGCG